CCTCTGTCAAATTAGGGTATGCTGTGAAATCCGTTTCTGATGGTGTAGCACATGTCATAGATCCATACACATCTGCAAAGTATTCTGCATCCTGTGCCTGGTATCTCCAATGCACTGTTTTCACTACATCTGTCATTTCATCTTCTGATGGTGCAGTGTCCATTGCACTGATCACCCATTTGTATTCTGTCATATTATTTTTTTTTATTTAGCTGCAATCAATGCTTTAAATTATTTTTATGCAATTCTTAATACTGAATAATTAATTGTTTGTGTACTTCCAGTTGTTTGTCTTACATATACATAACCATTTTGACCTGGATCTGTTAAGAACATATTACCTCCATCATTTTGGTAAGCCCAACGAGCAGTTGAACCTCCTTGTGCTATTGTTACTAATATACCCATTGCAATTCGATCAGATCCAGCTCCACCTATTGCAGCAATTATTAAATACATTGATCCAGTGCCACCCTCAGTAGCACAAACTTGCATTAATGTAGCCGTATTATTAGCTACAGTTAAAGTTCCATTAAATGTGTTTGCTTTCTGCGTTTGTGTCCCACCAGCTACTTGTAATTTTGCTCCAGTATCAGTTGCAGTACCTATTAATACATTACCACCGCTTGTGATACGCAATCTTGCAGTACCACCATTCTCAAATATTGTGTCTGCACCATATAAGTATAAATCTTTAAATGCTGAACTATTTCTATTGTAAGAACCAACAAAGCTATATGATGCACTTGACCATAATTCCAAACCATCACCAGTTGTTGGGGCAGAGCCATTTGTTATTTTTACACTACTTGCAAAACTAGTCGCACCTGCAAAGAAATTCGCATCAGATGATCCTGCCTGGTAGATACCATATCTGCTGCCAAATGTCACACCGCCCCACTCATCCAAAGGATTGATCAATACACCATAGTAGTTTGTGAAAGTTATGTTTGCACTGTTTGTAGGATATACCCCCTGCACTAACATAGATGCACCATGTGATACTGTGCCATTGATTGTGCCACCTGTTTGCTGTAGCATCTGCATGCCTGCTATTGCTCTGATACCAGTAGACTGTGCCAAAGTAACTGTAGAACTGCCAGCAGTAAATGCAATCCTGTTTACATTCACAGTGGCTGCCACTACAGATCCATTCTGTATTGTCTGACCGCCTCCAAAGTTTAAAAACTGTGTATTGTTTGATGCAGCAAATACTGATCCATTTGACCAGGTGCTGCCACTAGGTACTGCAATGATGTGTGTAGATATGCTATTGTTCACACCACCTGAGACAAATGTCGCTGATGGATTTGAGAACTCTAAATTCACACCTGCAATCTTCCCAGTCATTGTGCCACCTGCTAATGGTAGATATACACCTGCAACTGTTGGAATATTACTTGTCAAAGCAACTGTGCCTGATGCATCAGGAAAAGTAAAAGTTCTATTTGTACTAGGTGTAAAAACTAATTTACTTGACCAGTCACTATTTGTCCAAAACATTAATGAATGCTGTCCAGCTGATAACAAAGTAGAAATATTACTATGACCAGTTCTAGAATTTACACCCACATTGTTTGCAATAGCAAATCCAGCAGCAAGTCTTAAATAATTGTTTGAAATTATTTCCCCATTGACTGTTAAATCACTAGATAAAGTAGCAGTTGTACCACCTAATGCACCAGTAAGTGTGCCACCTGCTAATGGTAAATAAGCTGAAAGGTTTGATGTTAAAGCTAGTGTACCACTTGCATTAGGTAATGTATATTCTCTAGCTGTATTATCTGTTAAACCAGCAGCAGAAAAATATGCTAGTTTAGTTGCAGTAGATGAAACTCCGAATGCAAATGCTACCATTCCTGATGTGCCAACAGGTGCAATATCCATGTACCCATTCAAACCAAAACTTGATGATGAATACATCTTGAATCTCAATCCCATTCCTGATGATCCATTATCTATCACTGGAATAGCAGAAAATGTCTTTGCACCACTTATTGTTTGTGTACCGTTTAAAGTCACATAGTTTGTCAAAGATGGAATGTCACTTGTCAATGCTAATGTACCATCTGCATTTGGAAATTCATAAACTCTGCCAGTTGCATTTGTTATGTTTGTAGTTTTTAATGAAACTGATTTCCAATCTGCATTTGTAGCACCTGTATAGTATAAATAAAATGTATTAGCATCTTTTGCACCAATTGAAACATATCCAGCACCAGCAACTTGTGTGGTAGCATTGTGTTTTATATTTAAAGCCCCGCCATTGCTACCATTACCATCAACATTTATAGACATACTTGTAACTCCATTTGCAGTTACTAAACCAGTTGTTGTCAAGTTGTTTGAGCCTAAATTAACATTTGCAGTCGCACCTGTGTATGGCACATATCCACTTAATGCAGATGTAGATGCACTGATCACACCATTTGCATCAGCTACTAAGATCCTAGATCCTGTGCCTGCTAAGTCTCTGAATCTCACACTACCCTGTATGGCATCAATTGCTACTAGTGAACCTGCATTTGTAGTGACATCAAAGTCAATTACTAAGCCTCTGCTAGTCACATTTGATCCTGCACCTGTATTTACAGGCATTAATATTTTTACTAGATCTACAGTCCCAGCACCTGAATCTGCTGCTGGCACTTGCTGTGTGAAAAGAAATCTACTAGCGTCCCCATTTGCTAGACTATTATTTGTTGTAAATGATAAGCCATTTGAATAGATGATTCTATTAGTGCCATTGAAAGACAATGCATTCTGTAAGAATGCACCAGCTGATGCACTGATTGCACCATTGACAGTCAGCTGCACAGCATTTTGATTGCTGCCTATGTACGCTGATCCATTGACATTAAGTTTGTAGCCCGAATCTGTACCTGTGCCAATTAGAAAATTTCCTGTGCTATTTACAATTTTGACTGCATCCACACTGCTGCTCGTACTAAAGTAAAGTGAATTAGATCCATCTGTACTCATGTAAGCTGCCAATGGACTCCCACCCACATAGGAAAAACCTATTTTCATGCCATCCCCATCCAAAAATGCTGATCTATCAGCACCCTGTGAAAATATCTTTGTAGTAGTAGTATTGCCTCTAGCTGTCACTGTAGCTAGTGTGTCTGTCTCACCTGCCTCTGCTGCATTCACCCAGTTTGATCCATTGAATTTTAACACCTGGCCATTGCTAGCACTAGTGATGATCACATCACCTAGCTGTGTCAATGTGTAGTCACCCTCAGCAGGTGACACTGCACCAAATCTGCCATTGAATGAAATCACACCAGCACCTGTCAATGTTTTCAGGTCACTGATGGTAGTCTTATATAAATAGCCAGTACTAGGATCACCCACCGCCATCAAGTCACTCAATGATAGGGATGCCCTACTGTCTAATTCGTTTATTTTCTTATTTGCCATGCTTATAAATAGAATTAACTAGGATATTGGTATGATGTAGGTACTTGACATCTGTCTGCAGTAAATGGTAGATTCAAGCTAATGTCTGCTTTCCATGCAATCAAATTATCAGGTGTGTCCTCTGTGATAGGTGTCAAACTCACATTGCTGGTCATCTCAAACTCAAATTCCTGATACATCAGCTGTGCAAGGATGTCCTGTGCTACAGATAGCATGTCACTCAATGCCTCTGTCTCATTTACTTTCTCAGGTAGCATTCTATCAAAGAAATACAATGTAAAATTCAATGTCAGTGTCCTGGTAGATATATTGCTAGGCACTACATCAAAGTACATGGCAGGATAGACATTGTCAGCACTCTCACCTAGAAACTCATCAAAGTCACCGAAATACACAGTATTAATTTGACTGTGTGCCTCTGCTATTGCTTTTACCTGGTTTACTATTTGGTTTAATGTCAATGTTTTTGCTGCCATTTTTTGTTTGTTTGTCTAGATAAACTTTCAATTTATCCTGGTTTTTTCTACTATAGGTTTTATTCGCCATCACAGCATCTGTTTATGTTTCCCTGATATTTTTGCTCAAATGTCATGTTCTTATCACAGCAGTCATCACCCAGCCAAATGGTAGTAGTGTAGCTTTGATTGTCAGGTAGAATGGTATCCACACCGTTTCCTGGATTGTTGTACAAAGGGAATTTCACAGTGCCTGATGCCTGTTTCAAATACTTTACTAGTCTTTGCTTGTAAAACTCAGCCCTGGATCTGTATCTGTCTGCCACATCTATCATGTCCTGTGCAGATGGCAGATCAGTGTTTTCACTGCTCTTTCTCACTACACCCTTGTTGTAAAACTGATAAGACAATCCCATTGGCAGCTCACTCATCACATAGTACACCAAACAGTTTGTGATGTATCTGTCAATCAAGTCAGATTCATCAGCTGTCAGGTTATTTGCTACAATCCCATCCTGTAAACGATCATACAAGCCTGTGCCTAATGCTGGCAGGATGTACATGTCCTGTGCTGTCAGGATCTCAGGCATCACTAGTTTCTCATCCACATTGGCATGTAGCCCTGTTCTTTCTTTGATGGTGTCTACTGATATAAAAAGAATATTTCTGCTCATTGTCTTATTTTTTAATTACTATATTACTCACCCATGTATGTCTACAGCTAGGGCTATGTTCACCATTTGGCATTGTCCACCATCCACCTCTACGATCAAATACACTGTAGCCTAGTCTAGCACTAATTTGCTGGATGTCTGATCTACTAAAAACCTTTTTCATGCCCATTAATTTTTTGCAAAATGACCTGGATGTAGTAGAATTTGCAATTGCACCCTCTTTTGAAAGTTTTGCATAGTCCCAGTCATAGCTGTACATCACTTTGAAACTAGTAGTAGCTGCTGGCTCACCAGGTGTCAGCTTGCTCAATGGCTTCACTGGCTCTCTTTCAATGATACCACCTACTGTCTTTTGTTTTAGTATGCCTGTCTCAGCTAGTCTTTCCATGATCTTTGTGATAATGTCAGTCTCAGACTTTGTCACCTTTGCTATCACCTCAGCTGTGATCCTTTTATCTTTTGTGATCAAGTCAATCACACTTTTTTCTAGTTCATTAAGGATGACATCTTTGAACTCCATAGACATCACCTCATCATCAGCCATAGCCTCTAATGAACTAAACTTTACATTCTTTTTTTTTAAAGTGCTGTAATTCTCTGCACTCTCACCGAATTGTGCAAAGATGCCTAGCACCTCATCCTCACTAAACTTAAATTCCTGTGCTTGCTCATCCTCACCTAGCCATGTGTTCACCTCATCATCACTCAAAGCATATCCACCCTTTAGCATTGCTGTAGCCTGATCCCTGGTGATCTTTCCTTTCACAAACTCTCTGATGATCCTCTGCATATTCTGCCACTCTCTGCCTTTCATTCCTTTCAAATGCTCATTCACTGACTGATCCTGTGGTGCTACTGCACCATCAGCTACAGGCAAATATTTAGATGCATCAATCCCCATCTTTTCTAGTATCCACTCTTTAGGTGCAAATTGTGCTATGGTCTGCTCACTAAACTCAAAGCTGATAGGCTCAACAGGCTGTATGTAGATGTCCTGGGTAGCCCCTTTCAATCTAGCTAGCATATTGAACACACCCTCTAAGAATTGCTGTTTGTCATTCACATAGGTGTTCTTAAAGATCTCATAGCCATCTCTCATCTCTGATCTAGTGCCTAGCTTACCAGGCTCACTGATACCAAACAATGATGGTGTAGTGATCTGATGTCCTGCAAATATGTTTTGCTGGATCATAGTATCTACTCTGCTGAAATCCTCTTTTGTCAAATCAGATGCCCCTAGATCCTCAACTATAGGCTTTCTGTCTGCATTCTGTACAAAGGATAAGATGAACTTTTTGCCATCAGATCCAGTGAATCTATTTTCAAATCTTTTCTCAATGTTTCTTTTCTCATCAGGTGTAGGCTCACCATTTGGTAAGGTGATAAGTTTACTAGCAGAAAACCCTGTCTGTGCATTCCCTAGTACATGCTTAGATACCTCAATGTCTGATTCAATAAAGTTTAATGCACCCATGTAGCCAGGTAGTGCATAGGTCTGCAATCCTGGTCTGTATTCTTTGATGTACAGGATCTGTTTGCCCTGTCTTACTGTAGTGCTGAATGCAGGCAATATTTCCTCTTTCTCTTTTCTGTCTGCCCAGTCACTCTTATACCAAAAAGATGTATTGTCTTTGTTTGATCTGATCTTTGTGTAGTCAATGTGATTGATGTCAGTCAGCTGTCCACCAAACTCACTCCAAATCACCTCTAGGTATGCACCACCAAATACCTCAATGTCAATGTCTACCTTTCTAGTCAGGTCATTCAATGATTCATTAAAGCTGTTCACCTTTTTGATGAATGCATCAGCAGCTGGATCAGCCTCTTTTGTAGCCCATCCATTGCCTATGATATAGTTCACCTTACCTCTTACAATAGCATTGTGCTTTGCACTTTTATTGTACAGGCTCAATAGATAGGCTGGATAGTCATTTCTCTCACCAAACTCTATGTATCCGCTGCCTTTCTTTTCCCTGTACTCAGGCTGCCTGGCTTCGGCAAAATTTAATATTACTAGATTGTCTGTCATTATCTTACTATAAATGTGTTATTCGTTTCATACTCTGTAAAGTCAAAATTGTCTGTAGCTGATAGTCTCATGATGCCTGTCTCCAATAAACCAGCAGAAAGCAAAGGCAATAAATTGGTAGTACTAGCCTGCTCATAGATCCTGTATTCCCATTCACCTGCTAACTCATTGGCAAAATGTGTCACCCCATTAATGCTGAATTTGTTGTATCTGTCTTTATGTGTGGACAGGTCAGCTGCATTCAATAGCACAAATGCCACTATATCATTGCTAGTTCTTTGCTTAAAATGAAATAGATAGTTTGGTGCTGCCAGTGTTTGCTTTTCTTTCAAGGTCACTATCACCTCATCTGTATGTCCTTTTCTTAGGTATATCATTACTCATAAATAGCATTCAGCTTGACTTTTACCACAAAAAAAGCCAGCCCCTTTTGAGAGACTGGCTGACTACCTACTATTTGAAAACCACGAAAGCCTAAGCTGTCAATCCAGCGATCAAACCACTAGTCACCTCAGGTGCTAATGCTTTTTCACCACCACTGAATGTCAATGTGTAGCCGTTTCTGTCTGCCTGAGCAGTACCAGTTGCACTAGATCCAGCAGTAAGGTCTAAACCGTTCTCCTTTCCTATTAACCAGTATTTGCCGTTCGCATCTTCTACTACAGCTAACAAATTGTTTTTAGCTAACAATAGAATTTCATTTCTAGTGTTTGCCTGCATCTTGTTTAAGACTACAGCTAATTCCTGAGCATAGAACACAGTGCCATTCTGCACATTTGCGTTTACATTCTCAGTCAATGAACTGCTTTGCTTTACAAGCTGATATTTATAGAATACCTTACCACTAGCTTTTGTGATAGCTGTCACAACACCTGATGCCTCAGCTACTGCTGTCACATCACCTGCTGCAATAAACCAAACGGCTTTAATGCCGCCTATGCTATCCTTACAATCTAGTGTGTATCCCTGTGTTAATGCACATGACATGTTTTGAATATTTATTAATTTTAAAATAGGGCAGTAAACCTAATTACTGCCCTGTATAATTACACTATGAACTTTACAATTTCCTCAGGGAAAGCAAAGTTTACACCCATTTTGAACTCAGATACAAAACGTACTTGATCAGCTTCTTTTGCATAGAAAATTTCAAATCTTTCTTCTTCGTTCAATAAGTCTGTACCGATGAATAAGTTTGACAATCTCATTGCATAGATCTTGTTTGTACCGTTCAAACCTTGTACTGCTATCACCTTGATAGATGTACCTGGCAATACAAACTCAGAATCAGCTTTGCCATCATAAGAATAGCTGAACATGTTAGCATTCTTTAATGCAATTGTGTAAGTTCTAAACACATCCATACCACAGAAAATTGCTGTGTCATCCTTTGCTACTACTGTAGCAGGGATTGCTTTGTAAACTGCATCAAATACAGAGATTACATTTGCAGCAGTGATTGCAGTTGCAGGTGTACCGAAATAAGTTGTAGTGTTAGCATCAACAATAGCATTTCCAGCAGCAGTTGCTAATTTAATCACACCATCAAACTTGTTTAAGTTACCATTAGCAGATGCAGTGTCACCTTGCCATAAACCATTTTCTAATTGACTAGAGATTTTCTCTGTCTTTCTAGTTGAATACTCCTCAGCGAAAATCACTGAATCGTATTGAGATCCTGCTGGTAAAGCCTTTTGTAAATAAGTTCTCTCTAAGTCTTTAGGACATAAAGCCTCGTTTACTTTGATCTTTCCTACAGTTACAGTTCTTTGTGTGAAAGTAGTTGTACCTGATGCATTGAATCCACAAGATGATCCATCTTGAAAGAAAGCGTCAGTGTCCATGATGTTAATCTTTTCGCTAGATTTAACACCTACCATCACATTACCCTGTGATTTGATTAAGCTAGCAGTCTTGCTACCTAATACAGATGAAGCTACTAAAAGGTCTTGATTTTCCTTTGTGTAGTTAGCTAGTGCTGATACGTCAAATGCCATGTTATTTGTTTTTTGTTTGTTTTAAAAAAAAGTTTACTTGTTGATATTTTTAGCTAAGTCTAAAAATCTTTTCATCTTGTCACCTTTGCTTTCTACATGCTGATTGAATTTGTCTTTTGGATTCTCAGTTGCATGTGCAGATGGTGTGTTTATCATCCCTACAATTACATCAGATAAGTCACTGATAGCTTTGCTGAACTTTGCCTCTGTTTCAGACATCATTACTTTTTTGCTTTCAGCATCTTTTTTCAATTCTGCAATAGCAGCCTCTAATTCTTTGATCTTTAATTCAGCCTCTGTAGGTGCTACAGGTGCAGTGATCTCTACCTCTACCTCAGGTACTTCTACCTCAGCAGGTTTGATTTCAAGGATTTTTCCAGCCTCATCAAGTGTGATGGTCATGCCATCTACTAATTCGTGATCCCCAGCAGGTGCAGGTACAGAATTGCCAGCCTCATCTACAATAGTCACTAGACCACCGATTTCAAGCATGTCAATCATTACTTTGCCACCAGCCTTTAGATCGTATTCTTTTGCTGCCTCTATTGGTAATGGGGCAGCTGGCTCTGCAGCAGGTGCAGCAGCAGGATCAACAGCAGGCAATACAGGCTCGGCAAAATTTGCCCCTGCTTGCTCAAACATTGCTTTGATCTTTAATACAGCTTCTAATGGTGTCATATAATATCTTGTTTAGCCCATAAATAGGCTGTACATGACAATATGACCACATAGAAAAGGGGCAGCTAGAAAGCCACCCCTGTGTATTGGTTTTAGATAGGATTGGATTAGTTCACCTGGCTCAGAATGTCCTGGATCTGTGACCATAGATCCTGCACCTGGCTTTGCTGTAGGTCAGCCTTTTTGTAGCTGAATAAGCCCTCCACTGAGAATCCTTTGACTTTGCCCTCTTTGATCATTTTCCATACCTCAGGATTGTTCACTTTGAAAGATCCAAACCAGCTGCCATCAGGCACATCCTCAAAGCCTTTCATGGCCTGGATGCCTCGTTTGCTGTCAGTGATCCAGGATTCAAACATGGTCAAGCCTTGTAACTGCTGACCACTGTCATGCATTAGATTGACATTTGACTGGTATCCCTTAGCAAAGAATTTCTGTGCTATTTGCTTAATCGTGTCTTTTGTGAATACTACATAGTACTCACCGTTTTCATCATTTCTGTAGATCGGTTTGTCAGCCAGCATCAATGCACCTGTGATGATCTGCTCATCCTCATCCTGGATGGCAAATGATAGTTGCACATTGTTTTCATTGAATGCCAAAAAGTTTTTGTCTATTGCAGGCCTGTCTACCAGTGCCACATAGTCCACCTCCATCTCACTGTCTACATCTGAGACAATCTCTAGGTTATATATTGGTAAGTTTCTTTCCATTTCTTATAAATAGCTTTTTAAGTTAATCTTGCTGCTCTGTTTATTCTAGTGATCCTTTCCTGGCTGTTAGTTATATCTGATTCCACCACATAGGCTCTGTTTGTAGCAGATCCCAATTGATTCACTGATTGCTGATCTAGCTGTGTCAGTGTGTTCTGAATTGGTGATGCAGGCAATACAGGTGCAGCTGCTAGTGTAGGTGCTGATGGTGTAGATCCACCGCCACCGCCACCTTTTACCTGTGTCATGATCTGCTTTGCTCTAGATGCTGCCCCTAATACTGCAGCTACCTGGGTAGCATAAAAAATAGGGAATGCAAATGCAGCACCTGGCCCTGTAGCCTTAGCAGACTTTTGTGCAATGTCTAAACCTTGTACAAAGCCCACACCTGTGCCTATTGCAATCTCAGCAAGCCCTGCCACCTTTGCAGCTGTAGTGCCTTGCTCAAATAAACCTGATAAGCCAGCAAACACCCCACCGATTGCATTTGCAAACTGTACTTTGGCTTGCAATTCAGCATCCTGGTATGCTATCCTCTGATCAGTTAATGTTTTTACTTTCTCATTGTATTCCTTTTCAGTGATCAGTTTATTGTCAAATGCTTCCTGCACTAGCATCTGCTCTATATCTAATGCTGCAAGTCTATCTTCATATTCTACACCCCTAGCTGTCTGCAATCTGTCTAGATCCTCAATCTCCCTGATGTATTTGGCTGTAGCTATCTGCACATCTAATGCCTCTAGTGATAGGTCTATTTCCTGTTTCTTTTCAGCATAGGCTATCTCAGCATCAACTCTAGCCTGTGTGCCAGCATTAGTGTTCTTTATGTTTTCCTGCAGCCTGGTCAATTCCAGGTCAGCTTCCTCTTTTGCAATTATTTTCTTTTGCTCTAGTCTGTCTATTTCCTCTTTAATCAGTTCAGCATTGGCCTTTTTACGATCAATCAATAGTTTATTCTCACTAGCTGCTACTGCCTGGTCTAGTGCCAGTTTCTCTTTTGCCAGTGCTGTAGCATTCACTAATTGCTCTGATCTAAGTCCTGCCACCTGTGCCTCTACAGCTGCTACCTCATTCTGTGCCTCTATCAATGCAGCCTGCAATTCTACTGACTGCTTGTTCTGTGCTAACTCAGCAGCAGCAGCATTTACCTTTTGCTGTGCTAGGGCTTTCTGTGCTTTTTCCTGCTGATCTAATACTTTCCCCAATGCAGCATTGGCAGCAATTCTTTCATCTATGCTTTTGAACTCATCATCTCTGATCTGTCTCAATTGCTCTGCCTGCCTGTCATACTTTTCTACCAAACCAGCTAACTGTGCAGCTGCAATCTTTGCCTGATTCTGTAGGGCAATGGTAGCCTTTGACTGCTCATAGATGGCAGCTACATTCATCTTGCTAGCCTTGTCTACAGTCTTGCTCACCACATCTATCACTGATGATGCAGCCTCTCCAAAATTGTTGTATATATCCTTACCTGCCTGTACAGCATTTTTGCCAGTCTTTGATAAACTGTCTTTTGTAGCATCAATGTCAGCTGTCAAATCCTTTATGACCTTTTGATCCTTATCACCAAATGGTGATTTCTCCCATGCTAGCTGCACCTCTTTGATCACTAACTTGATACCATCAAATGCTAGTTTCAATGGTGTGATAGCTAGTGTCAAGATGCCACCTAATACCTTACCTAGTGCCTCAAACCCATTGGTGCTTTTGCCCACCTCAGATGTCACACTGATAAAAATGTCTATCAGGTTATTGATGATAGTGGAAATGGTATTGAATACAGCAGCTACTGTGTCAGCTACTTTCTGATTCTTACTCAGTGTCTCTTTAAAGAAATTGAATGCACCTGCAATGACAGTGATGATCCCTAGTGATTTCAATGCATTGCCTAAACTGCCAAATGCACTACTGGCTTGTTTGGCATCTTTCTCTGATTTTTTGGCACTGTCACCTATGCCATCAATCTGCTGTTTGGTGTCTTTCAGCTTTTTGTCCGAATCACCAGTGTTTATGTCAATGTCTACACCTACTTTTTCATTTGCCATCTTATTCGTATGTTGTTTCTATTACTTTCAAAAATTCTGCTTTCGTGATGCCTATGTCCATAGGATTGTAGTCTGTGATATTGTTTAGTCTAAACAAAGCCCCATCAATGTAGATCAGCCTTGAAAAGTCAAGATTGAATATATCTGCTGCTTTCAAGTAGATATATGCACTCAATAGCTTGCTGTCTTTGTCTGTGATCTCTGCTACATATTCTGACCAGTATGCATTGAACAGGTTTGCTGTTGGATAGTCTGTGTTTAAATCAAAGAATAATTCCTCAGGCACACCAAAATTCAAATCTGCATTTGGATTGCTAGGATCATCCAGGTGACCAGCATACCCATAAGTAGTCAAAGTGGCCATAGTTGTATTGCCATTTTTAACTGCATAAGATGTCACACTATTGATTTTCTTAGCCTGCATGATACGGATCACATGTTCTGTGCTGTCCTCTACATTGTTATTCAGTTTGAAAATAGTGCTGAACAGTTTATCCTCACCCTGGTAGCCCACTAGTGGTGTAGGTGCAAAAATCACCTCAGCTGTTTGTTTGTCCTTAGCAAAGTCAAACCCACTGTCCTCTATCCTTGTACCGTATGGCTCTGCAAACTTTTTCTGATATTGCTCATTGTAGTAGTCAGTGTCAGTCTTGTATTTAAACTCAAAGTACCTACCATTCAGTTCACTCATTGGCCTTAGCTTCATAGGCTTTGATCTGTCTATCTTGTATGTCCAGTCTAGGTAGTTTATTGTACCATCACTCAGCAATAAATAGTCTGTTTCATTTACCTGTAGCAAACTATTGAAATCATCCACTGCCAGCAGTGACTGTCCATCAAAGTCATAGAACTCAATGTATGGTTTGATGATCAAGTGCTTTGACCTGAATGTATCCTCTACCACATACAGATTGAACATCTTAACAATAGATGCAAAAAAGTCTCTTTGAAAGATCCCTTTAGGAATTACATCAGCCATGATCAGGCTGTCATTTGGTGACACAGGTGTAGTCACAAATGCATTAGAATAAAATGATACCTGCCCATCACTTACTGTCACAGGTGGATCATCTCTATTAGGTGCTGTATTGCTGAATCTGAAACTGATTGCATCATTTGTATTGACTAGAATCTCAAATGTTTCTACTATACCAAATCCACCCTCAAAAGTATATTGATGAACTGTTGTACCATTTTTAGCTACTCTGAAAATACCACTAGTAGAATCCCCATAGAACTCATAGTCCATCTTTAAGATGATAGACTTTTCACCTGTGTATGTGAATGTGGTATTTGTCCCTGATACTGTCAGGCCTGATCCTGTCACTGTATTCCATGAAATCACCCTAGATGAAAGTATCTCTACAGGTGTAGTCAAAAATGCCTTATTGAAATCACTAGTAGTTTTTACTAGTGCCTTTTGATTGTGTGGTACTATCAGCCTGCGAAATACTGCACTATTGAAAAATGCACTGTCATAAGTGTAGCCTGAATCAGTGATGATCTTGTCAATATATTCTCTGACATACAAAGCAGGCCTGTAGGCTCTGATGTCCCAGTCATGCTTGTTGGCACTGCTCACCTTTCCATAGTCAATCAATGGGTAGTAGTAGCCTGATCCAGCTATGGTATCCCAGGATGCCTGGATGTTAGCTATTGTCCAGTTATGATCATAAGCTGAGAAATCAAGTTCCTCTATTTTCTTATTCCCTAATTCGTTAATGAATCCACCCAATTCACCAAACACTGCACATTCGTATTCTATTGATCCATTGTCTATGACTATCTCTAAGATCCTCAGGATGCCCTTGAACACCTGCACCTTGTCAATAAACACCACACAGGCAGCTGCCTTTGATGCATTAAAATTGTAGCCTACATTGGGCAGATTGTCATCATGAAAGTTTGATGATCCAAACTCAAAGATGTGGCCAAATAGCTTGTTATTAACAGCATTGCCTGGCAGCACTATAGTCTTTGAGAAATTAGTCTCCCTGGATGCAAACTCTTTGATGTCATCAATGTTGTATGTGAACTCAGCAGATAGATCCTTTGACAGATCTAGCCTTTGATTCTCTATGTATATCTCTGTACTTATCATCTGTATTGACTATTGATTTTTTGTGCAAACTGTACATTCAATTCAAAATTGAACATCTTGTCTGCTGCTCTGATCTTTTCATCCCATGTGTTTGTGCCGATTGCCACAGGGTAGTAGTACCCACCATTCTCATAGTACACCTCAGGACTGGTGATCAGATCTTTCAACCATAAATAGTCAGTCTGATTAATATAGTCACTAGTCAATTTGAAACTCACTGTCTCACTCACAGCAAAAGTCTGATTGCCTGGATTGATCACTTTGTTTGCATTGTACCTAGTCATTGATCCACTGTTGTATTGCCATTCCATTTGTGAATAGCTTTTCTTTTCCACCTGTGCTGATCTTCTATTCACAAGTCTGAATTGGAATGTGTCATAGCCACCTAGCTTGTTTAGGAAATGCAAAGAAACTGGTGTCCATCTAGGCTGACATGCTAGTCTCACCTTAAACTCT